CTGGGGGCATAACTTATTAAATTTGATTAAATATATGAAATAATTTGATAATTACCAAATTTATTTAGTATAAACAGTTGAATGCCTTGTAATTTTTCATACAAGGCATTAAATCATTTTAAGTGTTTATAAGTTGATTTAATTTATATATAAATATGTAAATGAAAAAAAACAATGAAAAAAACAATTATTATTGTAATACGGCAGTTTTCGATCCTAATTTAAGGCCAAATGCATTGCCTTGTCCTGCAGTTTCGCTAAATGATGGCAGATCAAGGCCAATATCTGTTCCTAGATGTTTTCTGAAGTTTTCTACCGGAAATATTAGTATTTTTACTGAAGAATATGATTTTTTATTTTTGCCCGTACCGGAATTAGTAACAATAAAATATTTTACGTTAGAATCAGTTTGTCGTATGTAATAATCAAACGATGTCACGGCCCATTCTTTCACAAACTCTCTACGATTAAGTGAGCCATCTTGATTTAGTACATTTGGTATCCAATTTAAATTGGCTTCATTAATATAATATCCTTTCAAACTGGCTGTTAATGTGTCTGCGATTACATTTAATTTATTAATACTATTTGGTGCTAAGTTAATAAAATTTTCATGCAATTTATCGAGAGTATTTAATATTTGACCAGCACCCCAGTTTGATGAATCAGATGCCGCTTTCATTATTTCATTCCATTGATTCTGAGACGACTCGGGTAGTTCACCTATCAATGATTTGTATGAATCAATAAAAGAATTTCGCGCGGTTGATGCATCTGCTAAACCATTTACCGGCAATATTCTACCCTTAAATGCTTTAATTTCGAACGGACTTTCGCCAATTTCTAAATCCCCGGCACCAGCTGGTCGTTTAGCTCCACTCAATACAATCGCCAATAACCACTCAAACGGGCCAACGCCTTTTTTAACAAATGAACTTAATGATTCAATAGCTTTTGAACTAAGACCCGTGGCTTCGAATTTACTTGCTATAGAAGTTGCCGTTCCTATAAAGTCTTTATATTCAATGGTACGATTAGATAAATATGTTTTCAATTTTTCTTGATTTACGCCAGAATCTAACATTATATCCATGATGTCGTCAACAAACCTGCGTTCTTTATTTGGTACTATATCATGTAAAAATTTTTCTACAAAATCTTCAATACCAGTTGACCGAGTTACCAACGAACGTATTTTATCTAATGTTTTTTCAGAATACTCTCCAGACTTTAGTATGTCTGCAAGTTCTTCTTGAGTAATTTTATTTTCGCTGACTATAGTCTCGCTCGTTGGTAGCGAAATGCCTTGTTCACTTAATATTTCATATAAAATTGTCATGTCTTTAGGATCGTTAAGATCTGGATATCCTTTTGGACATCTTACGCTCCATTCTAACAACAGGGAATCTATGTCTATCATTTTCATATAAATATGGTTATCAATCAATTACCAGTTGAACCGAATCCACCTTCTCCTCTTTCCGAGCTAGATAGTTCATCAACTTCTTCAATTTCAATTTGAGGATATGGTATAACAATTAACTGACCAATTTTATCTCCGACTTCATATGCAGTATCTGAAACCGTCCAAATTACTGTTTCACTAGGTCCTGTAAGTTTTGGCAATGAATTTTGTTCGCGATACCCTTGAAGAATCTTTAAAATTTTATCTTCAAACTCGTAAGTTTCCAAATGCAAATCTTTGAAGCGAAAACGAATTTCTCCACGATATCCAGAATCAATAACTCCAACATGATTGGAAAGTATCATAGATGTTTTTGAAATAGAAGATCTAGGAAAAATCAATCCAACATGCCCTTCTGGAATTTCAACTGCTATACCTGTTCCATATTCTACATACAATCCATCTTCAGATATCGAGCATGTCGTAGCTACTAAATCCAATCCGGCATCGCCTGGCTTTGCATAGCTAGGTATTACTGCATCGCGATGCAATCGTTTAATCTTGAGTTTCATATTTTTCTATAATTTTAGTAATTGCGTCCATAGAAGTATTACCTCCGACCATTCGATCGACTTCTTTACCGTCTTTAATAAATACAAACGTAGGTATTGATCGTATACTATACAATGAAGTTCTAGGATCTGAATCGACATCAATATACGCTACATTGATTCGGTCACCCATTGATTCAACCAATTTTTCAAATTTAGGTTTGATTTGTACACATGGCCCACACCACGTTGCACTGAAGTACAATATATTCATAAGTTTAATTTGATAAGGTTAATATATGAAAAATAATTAATATAACAAAAACAATTTGTAAATTAATTCTCCTAACTCTCGAGCGTCAGCAGTTTTAATTCGACCTCGACGGTTTTTAATTTTTCCTTCATAGTAATCGTCATCGACGATCCAGAAGTCTATTTTGATGTAAGGCATACATTTAATATGAAACTACTTTGGAATAATTTACAATTTCAACAGGTCGTACAATTATTTCATTCCATAAATAAGTAGACTTGTCCGAATCCGAGCATAAATTTACTGAATTGCATAAGTTCGGTTCACCTTCAGGATGACCTAAACGATACATGTTAGCTGCACGATCGCCAGTGTCTGTAACAATTGATTTTACATCTGATTTAAACGCTGCTATTAATTTACCACGAATCTTAACTAAATAATTGGACTCGGTACGAAAAAATTTCTTATACTGTTTAGTAAAAGTAGATATAGCATACGTACCTCCATTGTCAATGGAATCTTGTAAATTTTTCAAGCCTTGCTCTGAAGTCCAATGCAAAGTAGTTACTATATGATCGGTAGTATCGTACACTTCATCCGTAAATTCTTCATCTAGTAATACAAACGGTTCTAAATCTCCGCGAGAATAGAAAAATGCAATTCGTATTTCATTGATAAATAATTCTCCATCATCTTCTCGAAAGTATTCTTTGAATTCATTTCGCAGCTGCCATACTCTATGATTTACAAAATCTTCAATGAAGTTCAATACATTTTTCTGAGTAAGTAAATCATATCGTTGCGTTTCAACATACAACTGATACTTGAACCATCTATGAACTAAAGCTACCAACTTGTTATTTGCGTCTATTTTTCCACCTCGAGTATCATAGCCTTGCTTTTGCAATTCAATAAACTGTTTAGCTACTTGCTCCCATTCAGGAATAGTTGCAAATGCATCGATAGGGTGATAATATCCTCGAACTTCAAATTTCATTCTTTTCTTTCAAATAAATATCTTGAAGTTGTGAATTTCCTTTTTGATGCAATGGCTCGTATGGACAATGTCGGCAACCAGACCCACAGCAAGTACCTCGTTGTATATGATGTTGCTCGGTCATTACATACCGACCATTTTCTATATAATACAAGCTTGACTTGCTGCGAGCTAGTTCCTGTACATACTGTTGAAATATCCAGTCTTTCGAATCTATCATACGATTACACATCCATCTGCTCCGCATGCAATTTCTCCAGTTAAATCTGTATTGTCTGTCACTTCACGAATTTGCGTTAAATCAATATTATGAAGATGCATCATCATGGTTTCATACGTTTCTTCAGAGCAATCTTCAAAAGGAGCTTGCACATACGTTCCTCCATCATATGGAAGTACAGAAAGTCCATTGTAGAATTTTTTATTGTTCCACATCCATTCACCTACCTGTTCCCATTCATCTGATTTAATAGATACTGTAGCTGATATGTTGTGCGTGTTTTGCCCTGATCTATGACCGGTCTTTATCCAATCTCTGTTGAAATGCTTTACTCGCTCTAGTAGATCTAATGCAGATTCTGTACGAAAAATAGAACCTTCTGGTGCTTTTTGTGGCACGGAAATAACGGCAGTGTCGTGTGGGCGAAAATATTCATCTTCAACGAGCTCAGGATGATTTGCTAGCAAGTAGCTGTATATTGATTCATTCTTTCCAACTCGAATTCTACGAATGTAATAATCATTGTGCCATGCATGTATACCTGATGAAGTACCTAATACCAAAGAAGACGTGCCTGAAGGTTTGATAGTAGTGCAGCGAGCTGACTTATTGATATTGATAAGGTTTGCTATTCTTTCATTTTCAATTTTAGCAATATCCGCTGCCTGCTTCAAATCAAATTTCACTGCTGCTCCTGAACCAATTCCTGTCATACCAACTCCAATCAAAGCGTCTTTTTCAGTGGTTCTTTTCCAAATCGGGCGTAGATAATGAAAGTCTGTATAGCCAGCCTGAAGCGTGCCAATAAACGCAGCTGCTTTAACTCGTAAGTTTAAATCTTCTTGCGATTCAATATCTGATACATTTACTTCGCATAAGTTGCAGAACTGAAAGGGTCTGAGAGCGATTTCGCAACACGGATTGGTTCCCCAATCTTTATCATTTGAAAGATAAATGCCAGGCTCTCCTGCTCCAGAAGCTTTAATCTTTTTCCATAATCCTAAAAAGAATTCTTTGGTTATTTTATTTCTTAATAGAACAGCTGAATTATTTGCTCGACCACGTTGCGGGTTTTGTTCCCACCATGAACCTGATTTACAGGCAATCATATCATCGTCATCTGCACTAAATAAAGAAATGAGTGCTGCTCTACGTATACCTCCGGCAAGTACTGCATCTGCTATATGACATACAATATCATGCACTTCAATTGTACTGAGTTTGTCGTTATCTCGTTTAGTTTCTAAAATTCCTTGAACTTTTACTAAACATTCTCGTAACGGGCCTGGACCTGGAGCTTTACCACCAGAAGTAATTAGTTGAGCTCCTTTTGGGCGAATATCAGAAAAATCAAAGTTAATTGTAGACCCACCATGAAAATACGATTTCATTAACATTTTAATAGCATCAGCCCAACCTTCAATGGAATCGGCTACTAAATATCTTCTAAATTTGTTAGGACTAGGTTTTCGTATTTCAGGTAAGTTTTCTACATGATGCTTTTGCACTGAATAACCTACTCCAGTGCCACCTAGTAACAGAAACATTGTTTCACCAAAAGCTCTCCAGTCGTCGATAGGTAAATACGCGCAATTGTAAATTCTGTTAGGTGAAATTTCTATAGGTTTACCTCCGAATTGTAAACTACGCATCGACGGTAGAATTTTCTTACTATACACATACTCATATACTGATTCAATTTCATCTGATAGATGAGGGTATTTTTTAAGATGCATGTTTTTGTTGCGAGACACTAGTTCCTGCCAACTTTCTCTTCGTTGTAACTCTGGTACATACCGTGCATACTTCATGTAAACGGTAATGTCAGAAAGTAATCTGTTTGAAATTTCCATAAAAATTTTTTAAATGTTAACTATATATCCTTTCGGATTAATAAATATTCACTATCCAAAAGTATTGCCCTGTATTTCTTTGTATTTCTGAGATAAAGATTTCTTTAAAAGATCTTCACCTGATTGCATGGTAGCTTTGGTATCTTTACCATCTGCAGACGTTTCTTCATATATATGAATTTGGCCGTTCGACATGTTCATTTTCGACGGAAGAGTAAGTCCATCAGGGCCGAATCGATTTTTAATAATATGCCATCGACCAGTACCTGCTATTTTATCAGTAACTTTTCTAGATAGCGATAATACGAAATCTGCAATCATAATTTTCGAATACGATTCAGAAATTTTATCTGCCTCAATAACGTCCATTTCCAAAGCCGACCTATTGGCTTGGCTGGCTGTATACAATGGAACTTCATACTCACCGGCTATACCACGTAAGTCTTCATATATCGATTCTAACTCATGCCTCATTTCACGCTTTGATACTGAACCTCGTAACAAGTCAGCATAGTCAACGATTACCAGATCCGGCTTTTTACCTATTAAAATCATTTTTTCAATATGCGCTCTAATAGTCGAGCATGATGCTGTTTTAGTTGGATAGTATTTAATTACTAAATTACCTTTAAGTTTAGATACAGCCGCTTCAACGTCTTCAAGATTATACTTTAAATTTTGATTGGCAATACCAGTTAATACAGCATCGTAACGCTGACCTACATACCCTTCATTAAGTTCCAATGTATAATGAACTACATTTAGTCCTTGCTTTACTGCATGAGACCCGACATTGATGAGTCCCCAAGAGTTGTGCGATAATATTCCATTTGAATAATAACAATGTACTTCTTCAACTGCTATGTCATATAAAACTTCATTCTTTCCATATTTTACTTCTTTTAAATATGTAGTTCCAGATTCAGTTTCAATAATGTCATTCTGAGTTATATCAATAACATGTTTCCATCCATTCTGAGTCATAAATCTATGATTCGGAGAGCATTTTACAGTTACATTATTACCAAAATAGCATGTTACGGACTGCTGCAATTCAGTACGAAATAATTCATTAATTCGCTTAAATCCATACGGCGTTTTTACATTAATGTCATAAACTGGAAAGTGATTTGCTAACGCTTCATCTGCAATTCCTATAGAATCAAATAACGACTTAATCGTAACCTCTTCTGTTATTACACGTTTATATGTCATTTATAAATTTTTTAACTTGTTCTAAAACTAATAATCTGTTTTTCTTCCAATCACTTTCCCAAATTGTAAAAACATTATAACCTAATATATGTAAATTACTTATTCGATCCAAATCATTTTGCCGAATTTCTTTTGCATACTTCTTAACTGTTTGATTAAAATACTCATCTTCATAAATCGACGGATTAGCGTGCCAATAATCCCCATTAAATTCAATAACATAAGTTTTATATATCATATCAACTACATATTTATCTACACTGACATTAGCTTGTATATCATTACATATTTCTTTTTTAATTGTTTCATAGCATTCTATTTCGGCTTTTGACTGTCCACCGAATACTCCGAAATGAGAAACCCATTTAGTCGATCCAACAGTTTTTATATGTTTACTCATACTAACGCTAATTGACTGTTTAGATATATCAGAATGATTTTTACCGGTAAATTTAGAAGACTTACGTGATCTGCTAGCCTGAATTTCAGAAACTTTTTTTACAGCTTCATCATATGAATATCCATGTTTTTGAATCCAATACTCAGTATTAATAATAATTTCTTTCGCACTGTAATTACGTTTAGAATTATTATTAGACTGAATCTTTGAAATATTTCTTTTAGCTTCTTCTATAGAATAGCCTTTTTTCGTCCAATATGTAACAGATAATATACTTCCTCCAGATTTGGCAATTAAACTTCTTTTTTGTTTATCTTCGTTACTAACGTATTGCAATTTGCCATTATAATTATAAATCGAGCGATACTCACATACTGTTATGTTATGCGCTTTTTTTAAATGTTGATGCAATTGTTTTAATTCTTTTTTACATATAAGACATGTTATCATAATATTATTATACTAGTTACATATATAAATATATAAATAATAAAAATTTTATGTAGTCTTACCAATACCTACGAGAGCAATGATTCTACTTCCCACCCATATAATTCAAACCCATTATCAATTTGGAATTTTTGCCATGGCTTAATCCATATCACTATTTCATTTCCAGAGCTTCCTTTAGCTGGTATTCCAATTTCTTCATACTGTATTTCAATCTTTGTTTTTGGGCCAATACATTTTCCTATTCCAGCGGGGGCGACAAATACAACTAACTCTCCTTTTCCAAATCCTCCATCAGATAAATCATTAATAACTGGCCATGGAGTTGCAATAGTCGATCGAATATTATCTTGATATCGAGCTTGCACAGAATCATTGTATTCATGTCCTACTTCCTTATCAGCTCCAGCTTTCATAGCCTGGTCAATAGTAGCTTTAATTGACTCATATTGACCTTTGTTTAATAATTCGACAGAATCTAAAATAGCACGCTTAATACATTGATTTTTGCAAAAGTCTAAAGTTTCTTCCTTGATGAAATCTAAATCTTCAGATTCTAAATATCGAAACGCATCTTTAAGCATTTCAATAATTGACGATTTAAGTACATCGCCGGATACATCTTGCACTTTAATTTTGAATACATCAAGTGTTGGACTTGTTTTATATTCGTAAAAATACTTGATTATCGTTTCAACTATCCATTGATTAGCTTCAGACTCGAAAAATTCAGGAAGAAGAATATCTGAAACTTGTTGAGTAAATGCTTTATCTGTAAGAAGTGCTGATATTACTTTAACTTGAAAACTATGTCCGAAATTTGATAATTTATCCGCCATCTACACTTCATTTAATTTTGTTCTATATTATATGAAAAATTTTTCAGTAATCAAATTATTGATCTGAAAATGCAGCTAATGCATTGAAAGTATTAGCTAGCCAGGTGTCGACATTAGGTATAACTGTATACAATTTATCTTGCATGAACATTTTCTTAAAAGTAAATGTATTCAATTTAGGTACTGTATGATCTGCTATATCAGCAATTAGCCTCTTGTAATTTGCTGCAATGTCTAAGTCTTCAAGCGACATCAATTTCCAGTTAAGCTCGAGTGTATCTCGATTATCGACTATAGTTTTATAAATTTTATGTTCGTCTATACGTGCTGAACTATACTCTAATACTTCTTCGAGACTTATCGTATTCATACCGAAAATCAACGGTAATTTAGCTTGCAAGGTCTTAATTCCAACCCCTTTAATTCCTTTGATGTTATCTGAATTATCGCCCATGAAAATTTTATAATGAATGAAATTATGTGCAGGTACTGTAAATTTTTCTGCAACTTCAGTCGGAGTATAAAATTTCTTTTCTGCTGGTCTCCATACAGACACTTTTTCATCGATTAATTGTATGAAGTCTCGATCATCTGACATGATAATTACTTCACTGTTTATTGGTCGAAATACTTCAGTAGTTAAATAAGCTATTGAATCGTCTGCTTCTATGTTATCAATAGACATTACTGTAATTGGAAGGCACTCTAAATATTCAGAAAGCTTTCCCATTTGTTTTTTCATTGATGCCAGTTCCTCTTCAACAGTTAAATATCCGACATCTTCTCGACGCTTGAATCGAGTCGACATTGATCGACCTTCCTTGTATCCAGAATGCATTTTTTTACGACGAGCAGACCCTCCTTTTCCATCGAAAACTATAATACATCTAGTAGGTTTGAATTGACGAATTACCGCACCAATGCTACGAAGAAAGCCTATATATCCTGCACAATGCTCTCCATCATCATTTACAATTGGCATCGCTGAAAATACACGGATAAAAGAGTTTAGGCCGTCAACAATTAAAACTTTATCGTTTTTGTTTAAACCTAAACTCTTCGCCTCGTGTTCTTCGCGAACTTGCCGTAACAGCTCAGCGTATCCTTTCATTACGATTCTTCACCTTCAAAGTCAGTTGTAATTTCAATGTCATCAACACCGAAATCTTCACCGGCTTTGTAATTTAAAATGTATTTATCGCAAATTGACTGATACACTCGATTTTTCATTTCTGGATTATCTATTAGTTTCTCTCGAAAGTCTTTGGACTGAAATTTGATAATTTCTCCAGTTTCAGTGTCGGTATATGTATACCACGCACCTGCCTGAGTAACTAGTCCATAATCTTTCATCATCGTTAACCATGATCCATAATCATCAATGCCAGAATCAAAATAAATGTCGTAATCAACAGATCGTAGCGGCGG